CTTAGATCACTATGCAGATGTTTTAAAAAAAAAAGGTTTTGAATATAGCACCCATATATTTCCACATGATGTGAAAGTAAGGGAGCTTGGCAATTATGCTAAAACAAGATTAGAAGCTTTATTGGATCTTGGCATAGTTGGTGAAGTAGCACCTAAGCTTAGTATTGAAGATGGCATTGAAGCTGTCAGAAAAAATTTAATAAATTGCTGGTTTGACAAAGACAAGTGTGGAACTGGCATTGAGTATTTAAAAGCCTACCAAAAAAAATGGGATGATAAGGCACAAGTTTTTAAGTCTAAACCTCAGCACTCATACGCATCGCATTGTGCAGATTCATTTAGAACAGGAATAGCTGGGCAAGGAATAGAGCTTTCAAATTGGAAAAAAGAAGTTCCAGTTAATACAAATTATATAGTTTAAAAAGTTATGGCAAAAAAAACAACCGAAATAGAACTTAAAAGCATAATTTCATCAGAGATAAATAACTCTATTGGATTTATGGGTGGTGCATTATCAGGTGCTAGAAAAAAATCTCTTGAGTATTATATGGGAGAGCCTTTAGGTACTGAGATAGATGGTAGATCACAAGTTGTTAGTACAGATGTTTCAGACACAATTGAAACCATCTTGCCAAACCTTTTAAGAGTTTTTACTTCATCAGATCAAATGGTTAAGTGTGAGCCTGTTAAAGCTGAGGATGTTTTATTAGCCGATCAAGCTACAAATTATATTAACTATATTTTTAACAAAGATAATAATGGTTTTAGTATTTTATATACTTGGTTCAAAGATGCTCTTTTAGAAAAGAATGGAATTGTAAAAGTTTATTGGGATGATGCTGAAAAGGTTGAGCAAGAAACATACGAAAATTTAAACGATCAAGAATACGAATTATTAATTGCAGATGATGATGTAGAAGTTATTCAAGAGGAATCTTTTCCAGATACTTATACAAAAGAGCAATATGAATTATTTAAAGCTGACATGGAATCTCAAGGTCAGTTAGTTGAAGATATAGCTCAACCAAAAATACATAATTGTATTATTAAAAGAACTAAATCAATTGGTAAGGTTAAAATAGAAAACATACCACCAGAAGAATTTTTAATTCAAAAGACTGCTAAAACTATTGAAGAAGCAAATTTTGTAGCTCACAGAGTTATGAAAACAAGATCCGATCTTATAGAGATGGGATATGACCAAGATATTATAGATGATCTTCCTACAACTAACTCATTCTTAAAGGATGATGAAGCATTAATAAGGAATCAAAATATTGACGCAAATCCTTTTAATGATAGTCCAGATGATAGTACGCAAGAGATTGAAGTTTATGAGTGCTATGTCAGAGTTGATATGGATGGTGATGGTGTTGCAGAACTTAGAAAAATAATATGTGCTGGAACTGGTTTTGTAATTTTAGATAATATGCCATGCGATTTCATTCCTTTCTGTTCTTTGACTCCGATTCCGATGCCACACAGATTTTATGGTAGATCAGTTTCAGAGTTAGTAGAAGATGTTCAGTTAGTTAAATCAACTGTTATGCGTCAGTTGTTAGATAATATGTATTTAACAAATAATAACAGAGTAGCCATAATGGATGGAATGGTGAACTTAGATGACCTTTTAACCAGTCGTCCTGGTGGAGTTGTAAGAACTAAACAACCACCTAGCCAAGTTATGATGCCGATGCAATCACAAACGATTTCACAACAAGCTTTCCCATTATTAGAATATTTAGATACAGTAAGAGAATCTAGAACTGGTGTTACAAGATACAATCAAGGCTTAGATGCAGATAGCTTAAATAAAACTGCAACTGGTGTTAATGCTTTAATGAGCCAATCTCAAATGAGAATGGAATTGATTGCAAGAGTGTTTGCTGAAACTGGTGTTAAAGATTTATTCAAAAGAATTTTTGAACTTACTTGTAAGTATCAAGACAAAGAAAGAGTAGTTGAATTAAACAATCAATTTATTCCAGTCAAACCTACTGAATGGAGAAACAGATATAACATATCTATTACTGTTGGATTAGGTACAGGAAGCTCAGATCAACAAATTGGTATGTTAAACAATATCCTAGAAAGACAACTTCAAGCCTTTCAATTACAGGGTGGTCAAGAATACCCAATGGTTAGTCTTAAAAATATTTATAATAGTTTGGCAAAAATTATTGAAAATGCTGGTCTTAAAAATGTTGAGAATTATTTTGTTAATCCAGATCAAGGTAAATCAATGGTGCAGCCTAAACAACCACCAGCTCCAACTCCAATTGAGAAAATAGAGTTTGCAAGAATAGCAAGTGAAGAAAAACGAAAATTCGCTGGTCTAGAATTACAACTAAGAGAAATTAAAGCTAGTAATGCTAAAATGCTATTAGAGAATGAAATTAAAATGAAAGAACTTGAGCTTAAATATAATGCTCAAATAGATTCAGCTCAAATTAAAGCAGAAGCCGATCTTAATAAAATGTTAGTAGCCGAAAGCACAAAAGACTTTAGAGATGCACAACAATCACAACAAAACCTACAAAAACAAATTGAGTCATTAAATGGACAACCAGGAACAAGCAAAACTCCAACAGGAAATAAACCAATCCAACAAGGTTAAAGATTTACTAAACAACCCTTTATTACAAGAGTCATTTGATAAGCTTAAAAATTTATATTCTACAAGTTTATTAAATACTGGTGCTAACGAAACTGAAACTAGAGAGAAGCTTTGGTTGGCTTATAATATAGTTGGAAAAGTTGAGCATCACTTACAAGAAATTTTAGATACTGGCAAACTAGCTACCAAACAATTGGAAGATTTTAGAAACCATATCAAAAACCAAAAATTCTAGCCACTAAGGTTAGGATAAGTCAACCTCATAAGAGGAACTTAACTTAAAAGGAAAAATATGTCAGAAAATTATGCTAACCCACTACAGGGAGCTGAAACTGATTTACAGAAAGCTCAAAAAGCAGTAAATGGTTTATTAAATGCTCCAGAAGAAAAAGAAACTGGAGAAACACCAAAAGAAATTCAACAAAATTCTCCTGAACTACAAAATGAGGAATCAGAAGTAGATCAACCTCAAGAACAGGAAATAACGGAAGAAGATTCTAATGATGAAACTTCCGAAGATGTATCTCAAGACGAAGAACAAATTGATACTCAAGAGAAACAAGATTCCACCGAAGATGATTTTCACAAAGTGAAAGTTGCTGGTCAAGAATTTGAAGTTACCCTTGATGAGTTGAGAAATGGATATCAAAGAGATGCTGATTACAGACGGAAAACGGAGGAACTTTCTAACGATAGAAAGAACTTTCATTCTCAATCTGAAAAGCAAAGACAAGACTATTCTCAAAAGCTTAATGAGATGAATCAATTATTGTCTAATGCCCAACAAGAGCTTAATACAGAGATGAACTCTGCTGATTTAGAAGCTCTTTACGAAGAAGATCCAACAGAAGCTGCAAGGATTGAACATAGACTAAGAAAAAAGCAAGAAAAGCTTAATATGGCTATGCAAAAAACACAATCTGAACAGAAACAACAATTTGATGGATATTTACAAACGGAAAAAACGAAATTAGTGAATAATATTCCTGATTTTGCTGATCCTGGTAAAGCATCAACTTTAAAAAACAATATGAGAAGTCATTTAGCTAAATATGGATTTAACGATTCAGAAATAGCTCAAGTATATGACCATCGTATCTTGATGTTGGTAAACGATGCTATGAAGTTTGGAAATTTACAAAAAGCAAAACCAAATATTGCTAAAAAGATTTCTAAGCCAAGCAGAGTGTTTTCGTCAGGCATTAAAAAAGACAAAAGCGATTATCAATCTAAAGCAAGTAAAGAAAAGTTTGGTCGTCTAAGAAAAACTGGGAGTCTTAAAGATGCTCAGAATGTTTTCTTGGATATGATTAACAACTCAAACAAATAGGATAAAAATAATGGCATTAATATCTAATACTGTTACAAAATATGCTGTAAATGGTCAAAGAGAAGATTTATCTGATATCATCTACAACATAAGTCCAACTGATACTCCATTTATGAGTTCAATTGGAAAATCAAAAGCAACTGCTGTCAACCATGAGTGGGAAATAGATGCGTTAGCTGCACCAGCAGCAAACAACTATCACTTAGAGGGAGATGAA